CCAGCGTTTTAAATTTTGCGACTCACGCAAGAACTGACGCTGATTATCGTTTACGTTGTTTTTTATGTCCTGAGCAACCAAGTGCGCAAAAGCGTCATCGCTCATCATGTGATAAACGGTATTCATTTAATCTCCTTATTTTTTATTCCAATATTCACATAGGTCTCGCTTGAAATAACACCAGTTACAGAGAACGGCAGGTATTGCTTCCCATTGATTTGCATCAAAAGAATTTCCTATTTTGATTCCAACATCCTCAACCATTTTAGATACCTTTTCAGCATCTTCTTCTGTATATTTTTGAGAAAATTTAGTTCCATCTTTTAGGTACAGAAGCTCGACTAGGTCTATTTTGACATCTTTTGTATCCGCCAAAACTATTGCGTAAATCAGCAGCTGAGTAAATTTGTCTCCGACATATCTAGCTTTTGGAGTTTTTCCTGTTTTGTAATCAGAAATTGTTGTCAGCCCATCAATGGTTGACCACCTATCAATATATCCCTTGATGTTGAAACCGCCAATACTTCCGTTGAGTTCAGTTTCCACTCCAGACGGAATTACGTCAACCGGTGATTCAACTTTAAAAATATTTTCAAGACACCACCAGGAGTTCCACCTAAAAGTGTTCAGTCCATCTTTTATAAACGGAGTGACTTTTTCTTCCCATTCTCCACTTGTCCAGACAGAGGAACTAACATTTTTTAATGTAGCAACACCCCTGTTTACTGGTTCAACATTTAGATAAAAATACTCAAGGACATCGTGAACAAAATTACCCATCAGCGTTGCTTCTGTTGGTGGTTCTGAGAGCTTATTAACCCTGGAGTACTTGTACTTCAATGGACATTGAACATACGTTGATATTGAAGATGGTGATAAGTACGGAGGTAGCTCGTATGGCAGTTCAGTGGTGGTTATCACTTTGCTTCCGATGCCAACTGCCCATTGAACTCAATTTTTACAACAGTCTCAATAAGGAAAATCATCTGCTCGTTTGTGAGACTGGCTGCGTTGCTTGGCACCGGAGCATTGTTGCTATATGTCTCCCAATCTTTACGAAGAGTTGTTTTTTGTTCTGGTGTCATTTTTTTTGTCATTGACATGAATTTGCTCCACATCTCAAGCTTCTCGGTATCTACTGGTTCCGCAGGTCGCAAAACCTCAGCGTCCATTACCTGCTCAATTTCAATTGCGTCTTCGCTTCGAGCAAGATACAAACCGATTCCAAATGTTTGCACAGCCTTTTTGAATGCATCAGACACTGCACCTTTTACCTCATCGCCGTAATCAACAGCAAGACCGGTTGCCTTTATCCGCTTGATTTTTTGGCCACCAACACCGTCCCTAGTGACTTCGTCGCCATCAATGGTTGCAACCACTGTCACATGTGCGACGACTGAGTCACCAATTTCAACAAAGCTTTGGACTTTCAGCGACCATTTTCCAACACCAACAACCTTATTCATCCTGTTAACCACTTCGCTAACTGGGATGTAGGTCAAAGAAGTTCCACCCTTATTGAGTGTGCGCTCCATTTCTTGTGGGAATGGTTCTGTAAAAAGTTGATAAATTTCGTTGCTCATCATTTTGCCTTTCGGATAATTATGCTTGTTTTTACTTCGTCTGAAACCTGACAGTAATTGTCTGCGTTGATACCAATTTTTGATAATTCTTTTATTCGCCAATAAGAGGGCTGGACAAAACGTAGCAGCTGAGAAGCGATGTCGTCAATGGTCGAATTCATTTCACCTGAGTCAAGGTCGGTTGACATCTCAACGAGCCTACGTGTAACGATTGATGCTAGTCCATCGTGGTCCCAGGATTTGCGGTCACTACCAGATTTCTTTTCAATAGTGGTTCCATCACCTAAGGAAATCATTGGGACGGAGCCCATCTTGTCCGCAACTATTTTTGCAGCCGTGTCGTAGACGGATGAAATTTCCTGCTTGAGAAAATTCAAAATCGTGAGAGATGTACACAATTCTTCAATATCTACGCCCTGTTCCCTGGCGGCCGAAAAATTCCTATCAACATCCATAAGTTTCTTGGATATTTCCGAAACCTGGGCGGCCAACTGCTCTGCATTAAAAATTACTTCAGTATCCATTTTTCCTCTTTTTTAATAGGGGTGTAATCTGTATTAGATGATGATACTGGTAGGACGACGATAAGGCAAGCCCAAACCAGCTAAAAATGTAAAAGCTCCAACAGCCGAGTCAACCTGGTCATCGTGGTCACAGGCTTCAGGAAAGGATGACATTTCGTCAAGCCAATCGCTCAACCATGGACCACGCACAACCCTGACATTCCCGTTGGCTACGGCTGCAGCGAACGGTCGAGCCCTAGTTAGTTTGTCACCAGTTGAGCGAATTCCCATGAAATCATAACCCTGGAGTATATATCTTGCGTATTGGTCAACCAGCGCCTTGCCGGAGGAGCCTGGTTCCTGCTCCATTCTGATTGACACATTTGGCCCATCTTCCGCTGCGGTTTGGGCTATCATTTGCTCAACCTTGTCGCCCTTTACCCTTGCTTTTTTGACATCTAGGACATAGGCAACCCCGGAGTCATACAGCACCAATGTTCCTACGGTCCAGTCAGGGTTTGGGTTGCTACCAGAAGGTTCTGTTGCAGCAAGGTCCCAGAACCTAACAGCCCTAGCATTCCCGCCAACTGGAGGGACCTCTGATTGGTCAATTATCACAAAGGATGTTCTGTCAAAAAGGCTTCCTAGGGTTGTGGCCCACCAGTCACCCTCCTCCAATCGTCTTCTTTCAATTGGGTCAAGAGCTGCGAGCGCCTGTCTGTATGATTCTGGGTCAACACCTGGGTTGTCGGTAAGAAGAGATGGAACAAAAATTCTTCCAGCATCCACTCCTTCAACTATGAATCTCTGCCTAACCCAGTTGGGGGCAGGGTTTGATGCAGAACGCATTCTCAGTGGGACCTTGGAGAGCTCGCCACTTTTGGGTCTTCTAAGTCTGGAAAACAAATACCTGTAATCAGACTCACGTATTTCAGTCACCTCGTCCATACCGATAAACTGGAACTCGGAACCCTTGTATCTGAGGTAGTCGTTGGTGTTATTTAGGTAACCAAATGAGATTCTTGCCCCAGATGGGAATGTTGCCACATATGTGTTGTTGTTCCAACTTATCTCCTCAACCCCGCCGACCCATGATTTGAATCGGTCCATGAGGGCCCCAGGAAGAGAAAGGTCCGAATATGTTCTTCTAAAAAGAATGGCCGAATAACCTGGCACATCCACATACTGCATTGCCGCCATAAGCAGAGCACTGCTCTTACCACCACCAGCAGCACCTCCAAAAAACGCTTCTAGCGCATATGTTCTTAGGAATACTTTCTGGGTAATAGATGGCGTTTCAGGGCAAAAATAAGGTTTTCTTGGTTCTAGGTATTCTAAAACTTTTTGCCAGTTTGTCATTGTCGTCCAAGTCGATTAGTCGTGCTAAGTTTAGATTACTATGGCACAAGCTAATCCTAGCGAAAAAAAGTTTCAAAAAATGACAAAAGCAATAGGCATTTTTGCTTCAAAAATGACCCAAAGGAATACCATCGCCAACATATTGATTGCTTCATTTATACTGTTTGTGAGCGTAGGAACATTTTTAATATCTCCACCAGCTGGTTTTATTACTTTTGGTGTTGCTTGTGGTGCAGTCGGAATCTTACTTGGGATGGAGTAAAAGTACATAATGCCTTGGAACCCATCGCAAAATAAGTCAGTTGACCAGTCGCAACAAAAGTCCGCACTTGGACCAGGAGCGCCGGTTGCGTTCAACCCTTCAATGGTTGGTAAGCCCTACAGGGACTCGTGGGATATTGAAAGAGCGTACCGTGAAGGTTTCCAAAAGGTAACTTGGGTTAATAGGTGCATAGATGCAATTGCAGGAAATCAATCAAGATTGCCAGCTATTTTGCGGGAGAACAATAGTCCAAATGGAAAAATTATTCGAGAGTCAGATGAGAGCATCCTCAACTTACTAAACACCAAATCAAACATGGGTGAGAACTCATTTGTTTTTAGATACAGGCTCTCATCTCAATTGCTTATGTCGTCCCGTGGGGCATTCATTGAAAAAGTAAGAGGCAGAGATGGTCAGCTAATTGCGCTGCAACTTTTGCCACCGCAACACACTGCTCCAATACCTTGTCCGAAAAGATTTGTTTCAGGTTTTGAAGTTGATATGCGCAATGGCACAAAAGTAATTCTCAAACCAGAAGATGTTGTGTGGATTAGAAAACCACACCCACTGGACCCATACCTTTCATTAACCCCAATGGAAGCTGCCGGTATCGCAATAGAGATTGAGAACTTGTCAAAAATATACAACAGAAATTTCTTACTTAATGATGGTCGACCAGGTGGCCTTCTTGTTGTTAGGGGAGAAATTAATGATGACGACAAAGATGAATTGAGAAGTCGTTTTAGAGGAAACATAAATAGGGCCGGCGCAGTAACTGTTGTCTCTTCTGACGAAGGTGTTGATTTTGTAGATACGGGTCAATCACCCCGAGATGCAAACTATGTGCAAATGCGTCAGATACAAAAAGAAGAAATACTCGCAGCTTTTGGAGTTCCCGAATCTGTTATTGGTAATGCTTCCGGAAGAACATTTAGCAACGCCTCAGAAGAACATAAAGTTTTTTGGAATGAAACAATGCTCCCGCACCTAGAAACACTGGCTCGTGGGTTGGACGAACTTCACCCAGAATATTACATTGACTTTGATGTAACTGATGTTCCAGTTCTAGTTCTCTATAAGCAGGAACGAGACAGATACCTTCTCAATGAATACCAAAGTGGTTTGATAAGTGGAAACGAATATAGAGAAGGTGCTGGGCGCGGAAAAATTGACTCCGAGCTAATGGATGCAATGCTTGCTAATCCAAACTTGACGCCAATCGGATACACAAATAAAAAGTTTGAACCAGCGCAGCAGGGACAACTTGACATGATGGGAGGCGGTGCACCAGTTCCCGGGATGCCACCAGTACCCGGAATGCCACCAACCCCCGGGGCACCAGCAGCTCCTCAAGAAATACCAATTCCGGCATATGGTCCTCAAGCAGCCCCACAGGGCGGTCCGTCTGAGGGAATGACATCAGCCTTGACAGCAGAGGCAATTGCTGCTCAACAAGCAACAGCTATGGGTGGGCCACAGACAAAAGAAGAGGGCGGTGGAGCGGGTTCTTACATATCTGATGAATGGGATTTCAAAGCAGAAGAATCATCGGACAGGTGGATTGAGATACTTGACGCATCACTTGAAAGATTTTTTGAAAGACAGCAGAGAGTAATTATGGAAAAAGCTGCTGGGAGTAAAGCTAGAAAAAATATTGAATCGAAGTCACTTGACCCAGAATCGATATTTGACGTAGCCGTATGGAATAAACAGATGAACGAAGACATAAGACCAATACTTAGCGGAATAATGAATGACGCCTCAAGTGTTGTGTCGCAAGAAGCATCAATGCAGGCAGAGATGGATGAGGATGCAGTAAAAGAACATCTTGATTCACAGATGGAGCGGATGGAAAATGTAAATTCCACCACAGCATCTGAGGTTGCAGCAGCCGTTCTTGTTGCTTCGTCAATGTCCGACGAAGAAGATAAAGTCGGAATGTTAAAAGCTGCCCTTTTAGCTATTTTTATAAATCTATTAATGAAGAGGAAAAGACTCATAGCTGAGCACGAGGGGCAAACTGCGTACAACGCAGGAACTTATTTGTCCGGACGCTCAATAGGAGCAATGACAAAAACATGGATTACGGAAAAAGACCCAAAAGTTAGACCAGAACACGCCGGCCTACATGGTAAGTCGGTTGGCGTACTAGAAGCGTTTGATATGGGTGGGACATTGTTGAGGTTTCCAGGAGACCCATTCGCCCCACCTCATCTAACAATAAACTGCAGATGTAGATTGAGATTTGATAAAGATTGATTTATATAAACACAACCAACTTTATATAAATAAAATAAAAAGCTTCACAAAAACGGGAGCAACTCGTTTATCATTGATGACTAGGTGACTATGACAAACATGCAAGAAACATCAGCCGACTACGAATATAAGTCCCTAACAGGGCAATTCAATATTGACGAAGCTCTCGGTATAGTCGAGTGTTTTGCTGCTGGCGTTGGTAATAAAGACTCTGTTGGCGATATTTGCCTTCCTGGTTGTTTCACAAACTCTTTGAAGAGAAGAAAACCTCGAGTTGTATGGGGCCACAATTGGAATGAGCCAATTGGTAAAGTTTTGGAAATCTATGAAGTTGGTCCAAACGACCCACGTCTTCCAGCAAAGATGAGAAAAGCTGGGGTCGGTGGTCTTTATACGAGAGTTCAATTCAACCTTAAAGCCGAAAGAGGACGAGAGGCATTTGCAAATGTTTCGTTCTTTGGGCTTGAGCAGGAATGGTCAATTGGTTATAAAACCCTTGATGCAGTCTTTGACCCAACACAGCAAGCAAATCTTCTAAAAGAGGTTGAGCTGTATGAAGTTTCCCCAGTACTTCATGGTGCAAACCAGTTGACGGGGACAATTTCTATTAAGTCTGATGAACAGGGTGGCGAGGTTAAGGGTGGACCTTGTTGGGATGGATACAGACAAGAAGGAATGAAAAAGGGAAAGAATGGGAATATGGTTCCCAACTGTGTTCCAATCGAAGAAAAAGGAGCAAAGTTACGCGACCCAAATGGTGGTTTGACCGCAGCTGGTCGTGCTCATTTCAAGAGGACCGAAGGCGCAAATCTTAAACCAGGAGTTAAGGGTCCAGCAGACACACCGGAAAAGATGCGTCGCAAAGGTTCTTTTCTGACAAGATTTTTTACAAATCCCTCTGGTCCAATGAAGAAACCAAACGGAGAACCAACACGACTAGCCCTTTCTGCTTCTGCGTGGGGCGAACCAGTTCCAAAGAATGCTGCGGATGCCGCAGAACTTGCAGCCAAGGGAAGAAGACTACTTGAGCGCTATAGCAACACAAAGAAAAAAGATGATAGCAATGATTCGGAAACAAAAAACCATGTAACTGCTATATATGAAGCAATGAACAATGGAGAGAACTCTGTTGTTGGACGCGCCGCCGACCTTACAAGGGCATTGGCGTCTCATTTTGGCGGAGCCGTAAGACTGGTTAACGCAGACAACGACATTGCAATTTTTGAAATGGGAGCCGGCGTCTCAGTTGAGACATTAAGAGTTTCTTATTATTTTGATGGCGACGAATTCATGTTTGGAACGGCGCAACAAGTAAGACCAGAAACCGTTTATATACCTACGAACAACTCAAACGGTAGTCGAATGGGTGATAACGGAACCCCAAACGCAATGATTGTATCAATGGGGCAAACAAACGGAAGCCTCTACGATGCAATGTCTTCGGCTGCAGTGCCACATGAAGCATGTTGTGACGATTGTTCAAAAGGCGACACATCTTGCTCTATACCAAACAACTTGAGCACTCTTGATGAGTTTAAATCTGCAAATATCGGAGAGCATCTTTTCTTGTTGCCGGAAAACAATGCAGAAAAAATTGAAGCTTTTGAAATAATTAATACAATTGCTGAGTACCACTCATTTGATGTAAAAGTTTTGGAAAACGGAATTGTTGTTCCGAATATTGACAAAGTCAGCGTTGCGGCATACAAGGCTCTATCAAATTTTTTTGATTCTTTTGAACAAAAAGCTCTTGGTGCTGCAATCGGCAAAAAGCCAAGAAACACAAATGCCTTTACTGCAAGAAACGCAGACAACGACCCATATGTTCTTGAGGGAATTACAACAATAAACAGGGGACGTGGCGTTATCGACCCAACCCCTGGAAGCGATTTTAATGTTCCCAAAAAGCCAAAACGTACTAGAAGACCGGGAGAAGCAGATATGCCTTCTGTCCCGGAACCAGTCACAATTCCAGAAGAGATTCCAGAAGTACAGCCAGTCAAACCAGACGTAAAACCAGCGAGACCAGTTATCGTTCCTGAAAAAGAACCTGAAAAAGTTCCAGAAACAGTTCCTGAAAAAGAACCTGAAAAAGTTCCAGAACGCGTCCCCCAGAGAGAGCCTGAAAGAGTTCCTGAGCGCGTACCACGGAGACAGCCAGAAAGAACCCCACTTCCAGTTGAGGTCCCAGAAAGAGTGCCCCAGAGGGTCTCTGGTGGACCAGCTGGTCGCATGTCGACCGGAAGAAGATTCTCGCAAGAACAGCGACCAATTGACATGGATACCGCCGAAAAGGTATTCAATGCATTCAACGCTGTTTCAAAAAACAAAGATACAAAAAAAGCATACGAACAGGTTGCGCGCAAATTTAATATCTCTCCACGAACAGTAGAAAGATATGTAAACGAAATTGGAAAAAGAAGCAACAGAGACCTCCCATATGTGAAAAGACCAGAAGAGGCTGGAGTTGTTGATGTTGACTCACCACGTGGGGCAATGTCTGCTTTACCAAGCAGCTCAAACTTCTCAGCAAGAGAAAAAAGACAAATGCGTGAAGAAAAGCTTGGAAGACAAATATTCCTAGCAAGAGATAACGATGGAATTTCTCTTAACGAAGCAGCTTCACAATTCTCTATAACAAGGGAAAAGGCAAGACAGCTTGAGCTAAGGCACATGTCAAAACTTCGTGGCATGGATGAAAACAGTCCCAATCGAGTGACAAGAAGAATGCTTGACGACCCTTCGTCGACGCTTACTGACGCACAGACAAGTTTGATGAAAAGAAGGCTTGACGGAGAGACCCTTCAAGAAGCAGCAGAGAGACTTGGAACAGATAGACAGACCGTAAGACGGCAAGAACAAATTGCAATGAGAAAGTTGCAAGACTCCATGGTAATTGACAATGGGCCGGTTGGCTCAATGACCAATGCAAAATGGACGGAGTCAATAGGGGCAGCCGAGTCTGTCGACGATTTAAAAGGAAGAGATAGCAGTCCTAGGAGTATTGGGTTTAGTGAGACACTAGACACTGATTCAGTTAAAAAACCGTTGCCAGATGGTTTTACATCTGAAGTTTTTGACCTAACTGGTCGCAAGAAGAGTTACCTAAAACAAAACAACCCCGACGACCCAGAGCTTGATGAGTATCTTCCAAACATAATAAACAGTTTCTTGAGTAACTTCTCAATAACTGGAGAGCCTTATTCTGGTAATAATTCTCCAGACGGTCCGTCAGGTGCAATAAGAGCAATTGACAGAATCATTAGTAATAACAATAATGAAGAGAGTTCATACCCTGAAAAGCTAATGAGAAATGTTTACTCAAGTTTTGGGAATTCGCCAATTGAGCAAATAGCAAAAGACAACGATATTTCAAGAAATGATGTCGTTCAAATTGTAAAAGCACAAGCAACAATTCTTTCGGCTACAGAGACCCCAGAACGCTCCGAGATTCGTTACTTGATGAGAGAACACGGATACCTGCTCGAAGGAACAGACAGGGATGTGCTCTCCCAAAAACTCTACGGTGCAACAAATCTGGACATTGCCAAAGACTTTAATTTAAAAATTGAAGATGTTGATTCAAGATTAACAAAGTCTATGAGAACTCTTAGAAAAGCAGATGGCTCAACTTCAAAACCCGTTTCTGTATCAAACACGAGGTACGGAATTGACGATGAAGGATTCTTTCTTGAAGCCGATGCCAGCGACGGGAGCCTGTACAAAAAGTATGTTGGGAAAACACAGCTTGACAACGAGATAGACGATTATTTCTCTGATGGTCCAGTTGGTTCAATGGCAATAAGACAAAACAATAAAACACGTATTTACGCAAACGGTGACGATGGCCAAGTAGAGGAATACGACCTCACTGATGACCTGTCTGATGGTGTGTCAATGCAGGAAAAGCCATACCTCCGTAGAGTGCGCGGATTCAATCAACCAGAACTCCATGAAATTCTAGGAAGAAAGCTTTTGGCAGAAGATGGGGAGACCAACTACATGGTGGTTGAAACCCCAGAGTACTCATTTGTCACAAATGATGAAGCACAAGCTATGGCTCGAGCCGCAGAACGTGGAGTGTTCCTTGATGATGAAATGAAACCACAGGGTTTGTTCTTGAATCCAGACGGAACAGAAACTTTGCGCTCCATAGATAGCTCTACATCGCCACGAGAAGGTTCACGAATTGTTTCATGGAACAATAAGAGCGGATATGACGGAGAGCCTTCACACTTCAAAATAAGCGGAGAAATTTTTGCAACAGCCGATATGTCTGAAAGCTGGGATGAAGAAGAAAGAGAAGCAAGAAGACTTATTAGAAATAAAAAAGTTAGAAGGCTTGAGAGTGGGCCCGAAGAAAAATTCTGGACACAAAACTCATGGAAGTGGAGATACCAGGGTACCTCCCCAGATTTGATTGTTACAAAAGATGTAGATACCCCAGACTTTGGACCGGCTGTCATAGAAAAAATTCATACGCTAAGAAATAGCGAGCAGTCTGCTGCCCTAAGAGAAGCCGCTGACTCAAAAGACAAAAAAGACTTGACCGGTGCAGAAAAAAATTATTCAGTACTCGGCGACATGTACTTCCAGTATGCAAAAAATGGAAAACTTTCGGATAGGCAATGGTCGTATGCCGCATCATTGATTGACAAGTTTGAAAACAATGACGGAGGTTACACTCTTGCCCCAGGAGAAGAAGCTGTACTCAGAGTAAACAGAGAGACCGGCGAGCTGCTTGGCGCAGACCCAGAAGACGGAAAAAGATTGGTCAACGCAGCAAGAACGCTTGAACAAGACGACGCAGATATTGAAAAATTACTGTACAGATACGACATTGACGGCGGGTTGATGCCAGAGCAATGGGACAGAATGCGCACCCTTACTAGACAAAGAATGGCTGAAAGTAGAGCTTCCAGGCAGGCTGGTCAATCATCACCAAGTCAAGCTGCACAAACAGTTGGCGGCAGAGGGACAAATATTGACAAATCGGAAATTGGGGACGATGGAAAAATTTCATCTACATATGTAAACAAACTGACTGGTGAGGTAACAAAATACAGACACAAGAATGTTGGCGTAAATTCTACCGGTCCTGTGTTTTTGGTTGCCGAAGACGAAAATGGCAATTTAATCAAATGGAATCACCCAGTTTCTGGTGACCTGTTTTCCTATAGCGACTGGCCACAAGAAGAACTTGGTGAAATTTTTGATGAAACAGTTGAAAAAATTAGAACCCAAAGAGGCAGGCATCCGGCAACAGACGGAGTTATGATTTCGGCAAAACCATGGGATGTCGAGGCTGACATAAGAGGAAAAGCTGGAGAGAATGTAACCGCACAAGAACTTAAAGAAGAGTATGAAAAACTTGGACTTTACGGTCTTGGCTTAAATTCATCAACACCAGTTATAGAGACAGACTCAGAAATAATTCTGGCAAAAGACTTTACTGAATCGGATATTAAGAAAGCGATTACCGATGCAAGGGATTCCGGTCTTAAGATTTCTTTTGAATACTTAAAGCCGGATGCAGATAGACCAGAGAAAAGGACAGTCACCGAGCCACGATACGAAGAGCGCTTTGGGGGGGATGGCAAAGTTATCAGTGCCTACATTGTTGGAATAGATGAAAAAGATGGGAAAGAAAAGAATTTCAGAACCGACAGAATGTATGGAAGAAAGTCCGAAAAGCCAAAACCTGAAGCTGAGACAGGCGAGCGGACCGAGACAAGAAGACCAGGTAGGGAATCTCCTGGAGCATCTAGACCTCGTGATAATTCCACCAGAAGACCAAGGGACGAAGGTGCTGGCGAAAGGAAACCAAGAGAAGAGGAATCGGGCCAGAGGGAAAGAACACAACCACGAGAAGAGCAAGAAAAACCAAGGGAAAGACAGACTGAAAGGCAAAGAACAACTGCCGATGTAGTTGCTAAAACGATTTCCCTGAGACGAGGTGCTAGGGAAAGAACGCTACTCATTTCGCTTGACGACAACCAGGGAACCATTGCGAGCACGCTTGCTACTGCTGACAGGGACGTTATTGATGCAGAGTTTCCATATGGGAACAAGGTCTATGCAGTAGAACTTGTTAAGTTTGTCAAAAACACAAATGGGGATGTATCTCTACATGCAACAGATAAATCGGACGGTCAAAGAAAAATATTTGACCCATACATGATTGCCGTAAGGTCAACATCTGAGCCGATACCTACATCATTGCCATACTTACTAGAAGACCTAAGCCGCAAGATAGGTGCAGATAGGAGAGGCTTTGCGATTGCTAGCGCCTCGGACATTGCAGCTTACAACAGGGCAAAAGAAAAACTTGCTAGAGCGAGCAGAAAAAATCAAATAAATAGTTTTGATACTGGGCCATTTGGTGCGCTTGGATTGAATGCTTCACGTGTTCCAAACTATTCTCCAACAGATTTCTGGAGACCAAATAAGCATGATTCAACATACTCATCAATGCCAGAATCGCAAAGAATGGCTGAATCGAAGAGATTGCTTTCTAGAATAACCAACTCGAGCAACAGGAACGATTCACAACTGGACGATGTTCTTGACAGGTACGCCGCACTTGAGAGAATAAACAAAACTGCAAACGGTCCATACATTGACGAATTTGGCGCCTCTATTACAAGACTAAAAAACAATGAATACGAGATTTCTGGAAACATTCCTTTTGACCCAGAAATGAATTCCTCTCCTTTTGGGAAAATGGGCAGATATGTAAGACCAAGAAACACAGAAGAAAGAAACATTGACAATTTGTACAACATACAGATTTATAATGAGTTAACAGAACTTATCTCCTCTGTTCCAGAAGGACAGGCAATATCACAGCTTGCACAAAGACATTCAACAAGTCAACAAAACATAAGAAGAAGATTGAATGTTGTAGACAGGGAAAGAGCCAACGAAATACGCTCATTTGATTCTATTGATGAAATTACGAGTCAATTAGAATCTGGTGAAATTGATTACAACGAACTTGAAATGCGCCTTGATGACGAAATGAGTCAAAGAGAATTAGTTAAAAATATTGACTATGCATACAGGGAGATGAATTTTTCTTATGACGATTCTGGTCCTGTTGGAGCCATGTCCGGTAAGAATGCATCAGAAATGTCCGATGACGAACTGGTTGACGCATGGAACGATGCAATGGAAAAACTCTTCGGCTCCTACGGAAGACCGCACCGCAAAGATAGGGCTGCCAAATCGGCATTAATGAAAGAACTAAAATCTGTCGGTAGAGAAATTCAAAAAAGATACTTTGATTCCGAGGATGCAAAATCTGCAATCAGAGAAATACAGCAAAACCCACCGCAGGGACCGGTTGGTTCAATGTCCTCAGGTTCAATGCCAAATGTACCCATCAGTGGCAGTAAGCATGTTGATAGAAGGCTGTACGAAGTTTATGGTGATGACAAATGGAAGATTGTTGCTGAACAAATTGGAAAAAGATTCTCTACAATTGAACAAAGAGACTGGGATAATCCAACAGACGACGACCTCATTGATATTCATCATTACCTAAATCAGAGAATATTTGACTCGCAAATAAGTGGTGAAGACTTCGGTGATATTGAAGGAATGCCATATGACATTCTTTCGGTTGCTGGAGATTTGGACATATCAGCAAATCAGGTTGTTGATTACGCTCAAAAAGGCAGAGAAATAGCTGAAGCACGAATGGCGTCTCTAATGACCCCATTTGAGCGAGCCGAGAGAATGATTGTCAATGACAGACGCAAGACATTTGAAAGACTTCTTTCCAGAAAAAGAAAAGAACTTGGGGACGGATTTGACGATTGGTTCCAGAGTGCAACTGAAAGAAATAAGAACACACTTTATGATGAGAATGGAAACGACCGCCCAATCGAGCAGATAGAAGACCTTGGCGGTCCATACGCTGGCTATTTCTATGATGGGGAAAATACAACAGAGCCAGACGCCGATATAGATACAGCACGTGAGATTGAGGAACTAAACAAATTATTTAATAGTCCTACATACAACCCAGAAGAAGGTGGGAGTGGTCCCGCTGGCTCAATGGGCAGACGTTTTGTTCCGCAGCGTTATGACATCAAGCCAACCGAAGACGGTAAATGGGTCATAATAGACACGGCTAACAGAAACGCTCCGGTAAGCCGTTCTTTTGATAGCAGGTTGGAGGCACTTGACGGCGCCAAGAGGATGGACAGAAACGACACAACATTTAATCCATTTTCTCCAGCACGGATTTCTTCACAAAACCCACCACAAAGACAAGAGCCAGAACAAAATCCAGTTATTGAATCTGGCATCTACGAAAACGAACAACCAGAACTTCCGTTTTCCGATGGCCCAGCTGGCGGGATGAGAAAAATTCCTGGGAGTAGGTACTCATCAAATGACCCAGTTAGAAGAAATGGCGCACGAGTAACCAAGGGTAATGCCGAAGCAGCCATAAATGCGTACGAGGATGGCGACGCAATGCTTCCTTACGGTGGCGCTGAAGATGCAACCGAATATGTGCTTTTCTCTGGATGGACAGCCGCAGACTCAGCCCTAGACACAATTATTGGAAGACTTGAGTATCTGGCAAAAATGAGAACTCACGCCGGAAATGAACGGGATAAGAAAAAAGCCGAAGTCAGAAAGCTTGTGTCATATCTTCCAAAACTTCAAAAACGCAGAAAATGGTTCTACTTGCAACTCAGAAAACAAATGTTGGAAAAGAGAGATGTTGATGGTGTTCTGCAATTTGACGAAATGGACAGATTGAGAAGCGGTGCATCCCTTGAAGACCAGACAATGCTCAACTCTTCTAATTTTCCAAGATACAACATACCCGGAATCACCGTTCCGCGAGACAGGGATTAGTTTAAGATGAAAATATATACTTCGGCTCAATCGAACATATACCAAACTTCAATAAAAAGTCTTGAATCTATTGACGAGACGCTTGCAGAAGAAATTACTATTGAAACCGAACTCTCTGAAATATTCTACCTAAAAACCGAAGTTGACCAAGTTCTAAAAAGATATGGATTTGAGTCCTTGGCAAATGAAAAAGGGGTAGTACTTGTTGACGCAAAGTCAATGGGTCCATTACTAATTGATGAGCTTGTAAAGAGATTATCGGAGCTCTCTGGGTTGAACAAGAAAAGACTATTCAGTGAAGAATCACGAGACAAACTAGCAAGAAGCGGAATGGCTCTTCCCGATGGCTCTTATCCAATTGAGAATGAATCGGATTTGGAAAATGCAATTTATGCTTTTGGTCGAGCAAAAAATAAAGCCAGAGCAAAAAAACACATAATCAAGAGGGCCGTATCTTTGGGGCGGCAAGACATGATTCCCGAAAAATGGAAAAACAGAAGTAAATAGTTTTATGAATACAGAAAGAAAAAGTAGGTACAACCGCAAGAACCCTGTTATGGGTTATGCTAAACGTACTAAAGAAAACAGTTCTAAGGCAAAGTATCGGTGCATTGTTGCTGGCGAAAAGCGTCAGTTTCCATGCGGTGGATGCATGAACCCAAAGGGTTGTCTTTCGACGACCATGCAATACAAGGAGCAATAAAATGGCAATGACTGACGGTCCTATGTTGAAAATTGATGCTGACGGAGAAATTGTTCAGTGCGCAAAAGGTCTTGATTCTTCTGAGTGTGGGTACAAAACAGGAGACAAAGTTTGTGGGAAGTGCGGAGCTATGGCTGTTTCTATGAAAATGTATGACGACGCATCTGTTGAAATGGATGAAGACATGCCTGTCCCAATGCCAAAAAAGAAAAAGAAGCCGATGATGGAAATGACAGAAGAGAAAGCCGCCATGAGGGCTTATGGTGATGTCTATCAAGACGAAGACCACGATGTTCAAGAAGATGATGACGACGAAGAAGAGGACGAAGAGGACATGGACATGGACATGGCCATGGACGAAGACGACATCAAGATGATGAACGCAATGTCAAAGAAGAAAAAAGGCATGGGTATGACCGCCCCCATGATGGATGAAGACGAAGACGAAGAAGAGTACGAAGACGAAGACGATATGGAAGACGACATGGACGAGATGCTCGCCATGAGTTCTGCTCCAAAAAGAAAAAGACAGATGGCTCCAGTAATGGAAGAAGAGATGGAAGAAGACGATATGGAGGATGAAATTCCAAATCGTCAAATGATGGAAGACAGAAGACTAAGAAGCATGGGCTACAAGTCCGAAGACTTTGGCTCTGATGTATTCGTCTGCGCAATTGAGCGCAAGGTCTATCCGGGTGCATCTGGTCTTTGTGACAACTGCCCAGGCGGTTGTGTAAAGGAAGGCGACATGCCGGCTCTCCTGGAAATTGAAGGAAGAGCAGAAGATATGTTCAGCGGTAAGGTACTTGATTCTGGGTATTCTGATGCAGCGGACATGTTTGTGGTTGATGTCGAAAGAAAAGACGGAAAGCCAATTGAGATATTCTTTGATGGCTCAACTGGTGAGGTAATGGGATGGCACATGCTGAACGAGGAAGTTCTTCAGGTAAAATCTGGTTTCCAGCCAACAAACCTAATATCCTTCAGCGAAGCTGCTGGAATTGCGACAAAGAGTATTCAGGGTGATGTTGTTGCTGTTGAGGCAGACATTTTTGAAGGCTTTGATGCATACGCAGTAGAGATTGAAGGTATAGACGGCAAGTCTTACGATGTTTTTGTTTCACTTGATGGCGACGTTCTCGGGTATGACGAATACACCCAAGATGAAGCACTTGCAATTGAGGCAGAAGCTGCAGAAATTGCACTCAAGCGCTCCTATAGCGACATCCAGAAAAAAGAAATGTCCGAATCTGGAGAAGCAATGGAAGATGGCAAATTCCCAATCGCCAATGAGATGGACCTAAGAAATGCAATAATGGCATGGGAGCGCTCAAAGAGTGATGTTGCAAAGATGCACATCATGAAAAGAGCAATGGCGCTGGGTCTTGAAAACATCATTCCGGATGGCTGGGTTGACGAAGAAACAAAAAAGAGATTTGAAACTGGAGAAAAGTCTGCAGCAGATAATTTCCTTTCAACGCTCCTTGAGTTTGAAATGATTGCGGCTGAAGAAGGTTTTTCCAACAGCCAAGACGAATCAAAGCCTCAAACAGAGCTCAACTAGTTCGGCGGTACGGCATGGCCGAACCAACTGAAGTTAGAAAACCTGGCAACAGAACAAATAGAAAAACTAACGCCAACTTAGGTGTTAAAGCTATTGGCATGCCCATAGGTTCTTCTGGTAGAAATCTTGACCCAAGAACCGCAAGAAACGCAGATAACGACCCATATGTACTTGAGGGTGTTCCTTTCGTTAATCGTGGACGTGGAGTAATTGACCCAACGCCCGGCGGCCCTGTTGGGCGGGTTGAAAATAACAGGTCAAAAAGAAGAAAAGCTCGAGATTTTGTTAATCGCGCAGTTTCAAAAGACGAACCGGTTTCCGATTCCGAGTTTGAGATAGACGAGCCATCCAATCCATCTCTTTTTACACAAATTGATTACAACAAAATGGAACTTGAATTTGACGAAAGATTGATGGAAGAGGAAGAAGACGAAGAAGAATTTGATAAAAAAATTTGGCTATCCGAAGCTGATGGCAGCCTGACGGAACTAGAAGACGAAGAACTTGAAATTGACTACAACGACGCTTGGCGTGCATACCTTGCAGACGCTGGGCTAGACCCAGACTTTGAGGAGTCCTACGAATTTCCCCCACCAAACTTTTACGAAACAATGGATAGCTATGGGGAATTTGAGCCGCAGTCCGATGTTCTTTCCGGATACAGAAGTCCATCTTCAATGTTGCCAAAAAGCACAATTCCAAGGGCAAGATATATAAACACAACGCCTTATGGCGGTGACAGATTCATAGTAACGCATCAAGCCCTTGAGCTCGCAAAACATAGACAGTTAGCAGACTCCTCTCGATGGAATAAAATACATAACGACCACTACGACTGGTGGTTGTTTCCAATTGACAGAGGAAGTATTGCCTATGGGGAAAAATACAATATTGCAGGCAAGCCATTAAAGAGGCTAAAAAGAAACAGAAAATTTTTAAAAAATGTTGCAGAAGCAATAAAAATAAACGCACTTGCTTTTGGGTGGGATGTCGAAACGTCAACATATGTTGACGATATGAATTGGGATGCAGGACAAGACCCATGGCTTGCCTACCCAACTAGGATATGGAAAATGACACGTTCCGCCCAGATTCTTGGGCTGAAGAAAGAGTTTGAATCGCTACTTCTTCTGCAACAATCATTGGCAGACGGAGGGGTTAGGTTTAACCACAATGACTACTGGGATAACCCAGGAGACATGAACAACACAAAGCAACCCAAGTACGAAATACAAGAAAAAAATGGACCGATAGGGAATATGTCGTCTTTGAGCCAACTCGTAAATACCCAAACCGAGAACGGTGTTGTAAAACAAAGAAAAAAATTTAAAACTTTGATTTCCGCAAATCCACTTCATTCATGGATTTCATCAAAACCACAAGGAAACAAAATAGATAAATATTCTTTGCCAGACAACCAGGGTGGAGATGTGTTTGAGCTAAGTAACTTTGCAGAAGGGGAAACAGTTGACTGGTTTGATTTTTGGTTGATGGCAAACGACATACAGCCATTAATTGAAAATCAAATTGGTGAAAACTTTAAAAAAAATGAACTATTAGAAAAAACCGGTTACGGGCTATTGGGCAAAATGCCAGCAGAATACATCTTTTCGCTCTTGCAGGGTGAGAGTAAAAACCCAGCAAGAGAGCAATATAGAGCATTTGATATACGAAGGGCCGGCATCTACTTCATGGGCAAAAATGGCGTAGACGAAGAAGCAATAAATTATGGAAATTTTGACAGCTACTTTCGGGATTCAACTGCTCAAATTGAAAAAAATAACGGCATAAAAATAACATCAACCATGGATGGCTGGAAGATTGAAATAGGCAAAAATCCACCGCTACTTTGGTCAATCTCGCAAGACGAACGAGAGTCGGTTGCTGAGCAAATGACTAATAGGTTGGGTACAGATTCGGACAATGCGCCAGTCGCCCCGAACTATAAAGACTCAAAAAATTTCTTTAAGCTGCTAGAAGAAAGGCAAGTTTCCTTCAGTGGCTCAAAATCAAAAACTGGTGTTGCTCCATTGCCTCAATCTGGCCCGGTTGGTTCAATGTCTACCGAGCCATCACCGAATACGGCTTATGGGTATTCATCGGAAACCACAGGAGTTCCATTGTGGGAGCAAATTTCTGGAGGAAAAGGGTCACTTTCAAACCCAGTCCACAGAGTTAACTCACTTCTTGAATCTGGTGTTCTGAGTGATGGCTCAGACGGTATTCCAGAAGGCCCAATGACCGATACCGAGATGAGAGACTGGTTTGGGTTTGCCTTCATGGCAAACGATTTGGGATTAATAAATAATGGGTATTTATCAAACAAAAAATCATTAAGCAGAGAAAATGCTATAAAAATGCTAAAACTCCTATCAGAGAACATTGCTGAAAGTTCAGAAAAAACAAGGAAAAAAATACGTGCTGCTGGGTACGACCTTGTAATGAAAACGCTCGAGGTTGACAAAAACATTGACGACCCAAGTGTTCGCTCAAACCCATTTGGGTATGTGTATACAGATTTCAAAAACGACAAAACCTACAGCTGGTCAACAACAGGAGAAAAACTAACATCAAGAATCGGTTCAATTATTGACGGCTACGAAAAGTCTCCTTCGTAATAATTATGATAATAAGTCTATAATTTACATACAAATAACCCGCAATCGCAAAGATTAAAGAAAGACCCACCATGGGCGATAAAAGCCAGAACATTCCACTAAATGCAAGAATTGTTGCAAAGAATGGCAACTCATTCATGTACCAAACACCAGGTGGAGACCGTTTTGTCTATAACTCGACTACTGATATTTTTAGAAAAGCTGAAGCATCCGACGAAATTCAATTAAAATCTGTTTCTATTACCGAATTTGGTGGACATAACTCAGAGTGGGCAACAAATGCAATTACCTCTTATAGGGGTAAAAGCCTTGACGACTGGTGGAAACAGCCCAACGAGCAAATAAATTTCAAAGCATCAAAACCCAAAAAAGAAACTCCCGAATATCCAGAGTCTGAATTCTTCAAGTGGGCAAAGAAGTGGAAACCAGGCGATGACTTGCCGATGATGCCGCCTGGTCTATCCATGAAGATGTGCCACAACTACGGTGGCGGGGACCCAATTGATGATATGAGGTTTACGGAATTAGACGACATAATCAAATATCTACCGCTACCAACCGACAAATTTAGATTGCAGTATCCGCGCCCAGTAAAAAATGAATCCGAAAAAGGACTACTTGGACGTTCGCTCAACGATTTTAGCCAATCTCTTTTGAGTATTGCTGCAAACGCAAGAGGGCTTTACCTTGACGGAAAAAACAAATTAAGGTGTGGTCCAGGAAATCCCGGAGCAAATAGATTTACGAATATTTTTGGAATAGGTTGCGACATACCGGGTTCCCCAGATGGCCCAGATGGCTCAGTCGGTTCTGCTACCGCAAAGATAAACAACGACAAAATTCCAAATGTTCCAAAAGTTAGAAAGTTGTCAGAAGCTATTAGCTCAATGGCAAGCAACATCAGACCACTAAGGTACGACAAACGTACTCTTAGCTTATATGACGATAACGGTTCTCTTATTGCATCAGGAATAGATTCACCAGATGATTCTCCAGTTGGAAGGATGTTTCTGCCAATTGTTAGCAATACAACAAGAATATTACCCCGTAATGAAGGTAAAGAAAGACAGGCGCGCAAAAAAGAAAAAGTTGTAAAACCAGAATCTTATATTAGGAATATCGTAAAATCATGGCCCGGAACCGGAATTCAAAAAGCGTTAGAAATTTTATATCGGTCAAATTTGGACCTTGAAGACAGAGTAAATGCAAGACGTAAAAAAGATGGCAAACCAGAAATCAGATTAGATGCAAATTATTTTGAAAAAGCATCCCCAGTAATGATTAACGGTGTTCTTGAGCAACAGGCCGTCCCAGATGGGGCTGGAGGATTCAGACTCCTTAATCAGTTTGAACAAGATTTGCTTGGATACAGTCCAAGTGTTGTGCAGAGACTGCTGCGTGGTGGGCTTTCTGACTCCGAACTAAAAAAAGCAAGAAAAGAAGCGCTAGAAGAACAGCTTGAAGAGCCACTAAGTAATACAAAATTTAGGGAAATGGAAGAATTGGTAGAAAAAATTCTTGAAAAAATTGCAATACATAACCATAATCCCAACGCAGAATTTGAAGATGTTCCATTTATACCTCTAAAAATTTACTGGGGCTCAAACAAACAGATGCTTGAACAGGATGGAATTTCTGACCCAGACGACGAAATAACATCTGGGACGCTTGTGTTCGCAATGATACCTGGTCAACAAAACCCTTTTGACCGTCCAGACTCAATTGACCCAGACAACTTTGCGGACACATTCGGCATTCGTTCGGATGGAACTGCCATAGTTGGAAACAGAAGCCTCACGTCTTCACAATCAGAAGTTCTTGATAACCAACTAAGAGATTATGTTTCTAGTCTTAAGCCGGGAGCATCTGCTGCGGAAATTGACTTAGAGGTGAGTAAATTAAAAAATAATCCAAACGCTCTTCGTAGAGTAATGTCTGATTTAAACCCACCAGCGTATGGTGTTCTTGTTCTAAACCCAGACCTTCTCAGGCAAGAAAATTTATGGAAATTCGTAAATTCTGCTGGAGACCACAATCAGGTAAATGGCAAAGCAAAAACGACGGATGATTACCTCCAGGATTTAATAGACCATGAACTTAATCACTTGAATGACTTTTACAACAAAATAAGAACTATTGCAAATATAGACAAAGATAAATGGCAAGAAATATTAGCAACTGGTCAACCTTTAAATTTCAGAACCCTTGCTTCTTATGACCCTAATAGCATTTTAGCTGAACAACTAAGAAGGCTTGACATGAGGGTTGCAGCAGCCAGAGATGACACAGAAAAAGTCGCGGCAATTATGCAGTGGTACATGGAGAACTACTCATTTAATGAGCAACTTAAAAAGGAATATCAGAAATGGGCCAAAAAAAACAATTATTCAGAAAGAAAAATACAAGAAGTTATTGATGAGATAGCGGATAGGTTGGGCGCTCGTAAAATAAATGGTGATTTTAGTTGGTGGGCTGAAGCTTTTATAAATTCAGCAGGCCAACAAGACCCATCATTTAGGACATTCCCAAAAGATGCTGTTGCATCAGAGGAGGTATGGGCACTTATTTACAACATTATGGGAACATCGTATGGACAGAGTAGCCACATTGAAGCAATGGCTGAATTGGGTTCTTTTATTTTTAACGGAGACGGTGTTAAGCAAATACAAAGATGGCTTAATTCTTCCGAAAATAAAAATTTTTCAAACTACACAGAAAGTGAAATAATTGAAATATTGGGGCTTTTCCTAGGAGAGGAACGAGTTCAGGAAGCTTTTAAAAATCCAGGAAAAAGAAACCCTTATGAATTCAAGAACCTAAATGTAAATGTAAGAAATACGGCGCTGTCTCTTGCTCCTAGCAAATTTCATAACTACAACAACATAAAAGCAGAATCCATATCAAGCTTTGTTGGCAAGTCCTCTATGAAAGCTCTTGGTAGCTCAATAGGGACATTGCGTGGTAGGAGAATCGAGCCATTTAGGCCAAACGCATATGACGGAGACAACGACGGAAGCGTTCAGGACGCAACAATACATGAAAGAATTGGCTCGCCTGTTGGGGCAATTCGGGCTGCGACCAATACCGTTACGCAAGATTCATTTTCACCAAACACAGACAATAGGCGCATAAGAAGAAACAAAATCAAAAAACAGAAACCTGAAAAAAGATTCTCGGCTGTTCAGTCATTGTCAACCATTGCTTCGGAAAGAGAAAACCCAGCTGGCCCAATTGGAAAAATTGAAAAATACCCACTTCCAAGACCAGTTGATAATGATTGGCTATATGACATAGACGCCCTCAGGCAAAAAATTGATGAGATAGAAACAACTGTTGATTCGTTCTTTCCGGGAAAACCCAAAAAACTTAGACACGCAATAGATAATATTCAGAATATTGTTGATGCAATGAATCGGTCTGGGACAAACGTCGAAGTTTCTCCATCTTATTTTATTATTTCTTCACTAAACTCCTTAAAGGAAATTCTTGGTGGTAGATACTCTGGCCCCGATACACCAATATCACCAGCCGAACTAGGTGCGTACTATGCGCTAATGCACCACCTTGTTGAGTACCCAGCGGCATTCAGGGATGTATCCCTAGACTTCAACTCAATTAATATGCCAGACCAACCAGCAGTCAATGCCCCGGGAGGGATGACGGGAATGCTTCCAACATTCATGGAGTTTGTGTTAAGCAGGGCCGGAATTGGAGAACAGGGCGTCAGGGTAAACTCATCATTACCAGGCCTAGAAGGTCGCATGCTTGTCTCTGAAGCCGGTCTTGACGACCTGACTCAAGTTGGGGTGTCAATAAATCCAAAACTTAGAAGAGCAAAAAAAGCCGTAATGATGGCACTTCCATCAATACCCTACAACCAAGGTAAGAATCCAGAATTTTTTGTTCCTGGAATTGGGCCAATTTCTCTAACTCTTGAAGAAATTCCAAACGGATTTGTGGATTCTATAATAAACGAATTACTTGAAATGGCAACAAATAAAAAACCTTCCCCCAGCGGAATTATGGATACGACAATCACAACTGCCGTAG